TGGTGGGACAGTACATTGCTCTGAGAAGAAGATAAGGGCAAAGGTGCAGGAAGTTAAATCAGACCCTTTTGGATGGTGGATAGACCTTGGTGATAAAGGGGAATTTATTACACCGTCAGACCCACGATGGGATGCAGGGGGAATCTGCAGTTGGGTACACCAAGACAATATCGCAGAAGACCAATCCGAATGGTACATGGACATGGTAAGCCCTATCCAGAAGCAGTGTCTAGGGCTCGTAGAAGGCAACCATGAAGACGCAATAAGGATACACTCCCATGTAGATGTCCACAAGAATATCTGTAAGAGGTTGAATGTTACTGACTTAGGAAATACCTGTTTTGTGCTTCTTAGCTTCAAAAGAAAGAACAGCACAGAATCCCACGAAATGCAATCAGTCTTTTCTCATGGTGCTGGCTGGGCTGTAACCAAAGGCTCAAAGATGAACCGATTAGAAAGGTTTATGAACACCTATCCTCGAGCGAGAATAGCAGCTATAGGGCACATGCACGATATTATAACTCTCCCCTTACCCTATCTTGACGTTGAGAATGGCAGGATAGTAGACCGTGAAAGAGTGGGAGCTGTCGTAGGGTGTTACTTTACCACCTATTCCCAGGGAGTGAGAGCTAGTTACGGGGAAAAGAAAGACTATGCTCCTACTCAGATCGGGAGTCCTATTTTCTCTATACGTCCAAGCCATAATGAAGTAAGGGTAGATGTGGAATGATAAAAGAACTAGAAAGAGAGACAAGAAGAGAGTTGACTGAGTTCAATTGGCTAACAGATACCCGTTATGCTAAGCTAAAATCACAATTACGCAGAAGGATTGATGTTCTTTTAAGTACAGCTTATTCAATGCATGGATATAAAGAATACGCTCCTGGTGTTGCATATGCGATAATGGAAATGGTAGAAGAATCATGGGACATAGTAAGGGGTAAAGAGAAACCTCTACCTGAGCCAAATATTAGGAGGTGGGAGTGATGGAATTTGGATTTATCATTGGCTGGGTTGGGTTAGCTCTTGGTGTATGTGTTCCCATCCCACAATTAAGAAGAATTATTAAAACAGGGAGTGTTGGGAATGTATCTCTAGGGACTTATATTTTCTTGTGTTGTGCTCTGGTCTGTTATTTACTGCACGCCATTCATATAGGGAGTGTGGTCTTCACAGTAACACAGTCCATAAACCTGGCTACTAATACAGTTATTTTAGTATTGATAATTAAGCGGGCAAAGAAATCTTGTTAAGTTCGGATTAGAGTAAAGGAGGAAATTATGCATTGGTTTATATGGGTTTTAATTATTCTAATGGGGGCTAATATTGGTGTCGATATTGCAAAGGCTGGGGGCTATCGGCCGCAACCAAGTAGATGGTGGTCGGGGCTTTTGATTGATAGTTTGTTACTGGCTGGGATTATAGCCTATCTAACATAATGGGGCAATGAAGTAGAGAGTAAATGAAGATTATATGGGGGGAATTATGTTAAACAAATGGAATTGCCCTAAATGTGGGAAGGAGGTTACACAGTATCAGACAATCTGCGATAGACCTTTTTGTGATGGGGAGCGAGGGTTTTGGAGGTGGTTGATAAATTGGGACAACTTTTTTACATGGGCACTCGTGATTGCCTTAATATTGTTATCGTTGCTTCTGGTAATGAAGTAGAACTATGAACTGTCCTTATATAAAGAAATTAAACCGCACTGACGGGAAAGAGATATGCATACATTGTCCTCTATTTAAGTGTGTATATGATGATATTTTTAAGGACGGGATAGAATCATTAGAGGAATTAGCGATTATTATGCAGCAACCACCACAGAGTCAGAGGAGGATTAGATAAAACCTTACTCGGGTAAGACTCTTTATAAACTCATTGATGAGGGTAAAATTCCATGCCATGTATGCAAAAGGTGGCAAGATTGTCTATATGGTAAGGGTAAGGACTGGTACCAGTACACTGAGATTAAATACTGCCCCTATCAGGTAACGTGGGTTATAGAAAATGCCGACACATTAATAAATCACTGGCCTCCTGACCCTGAAGGCACCTATACAGACTCCTCAATTCACACAGGCTATGCCAGTGAAGCCTATTACGTTAAGCCGGTGAGTATCCTGGCTGAGGTTAATAAACGGTTATCTAAAACAGACGTACATGGTAAACTACTCAAGTCACAAGTAGAAAACGGCAAAGATATTGACAGTTTGGAACCTGAAGCAAGGTCAGCATTAATGTACGTTAAAGGATTAAGGCGTAAGAGGATAGATTATAAGCGGTGGTTAAGAGAGACATATTACAAAAACCGTCAAAAAACAACAGTATAAATGGAAAACTTGACAAATTACGCATAATGTGCTATACTAGTAAGTTAGAGTGTAAAAGTGTAACCAGCTACCCAAGCAGAGATAGCTACTGTAAGGGCAAGATGTGATACAGCAAGGGGTCAATGAGTAGTAAAAGGTATGGTTCGACCACTGGCACACCTGGCTACTAGCTGGTAAAAGAAGATAGCCCCGGAAACCCCGGGGCTTTTTCTATTCTGCTTTGGCTAGGGCTTGGCATCCCTCGATATACCCATCTTGTTGGCTTGCGGCTAATCCATACTCATTATCTATAGACTGTATCAATGCCTTCAAAGCCTCATACATATCTGGTATTCCTAATTTATCGCAAATATCAAGAACTTTCACTACTTGGTCGCTTTCAAAATGAGTGTCACAATTTACAAGTTCATCGACAATAGACCGTTTTAACGTTTCCCCTTTAGTATAGTCCATTATTTACCTCCAGATACATAAGATAAAACCTTGCGGCCTGTCTTACAGTCTATAGCTACTCTTAAACTGCCGTAAGCATAGATGTCTAATGAGTAGCCAAAGGTGAACATAAAAGTCCAGTTAGTTAAATCCATTCTCTTTACCTCCATTAGTATTATTTGAGCTTTACCGCTCACCAGTCGGGGGGATAACTCCCCCCTCATGGTCAACCTAGCTCCATTCCAAGTCTGAAATCTGGTTTTGTTAATGCATTATACTCGTTAAATCCAAACTTATGACCACACGACAATCGGCACCATCCCCACTTATCAAAGTCGCTATTGTCGTATGTAGTACCTCGCCACCAATCGCTAGCGACGATTTCTGCTTCCTCTTGACAAACTAGGCAAACTAACTTATGACGTTCCATTACTTCAATCCCCCTTTACTTTATTTACTCTAATTATAATACCCGCAAGCATGAGCATATTGAGCTTGATATTTCTTATCGGGTTGCCAGGTTGCCTTGCTCGACTTGTAACTCTTGCACTCACGCTGATAAGGGCAGTCTGGCGAAAACTCACTAGCCTCACAAGTGAAACCGTGGTTTTCAGGGAAATCCCCTTGACGCTTGCACATACGGAACCTCCAATGTTTATTTACTCTAATAATACACCTGGTCTAGTATCGTGTCAATAGGGTAGATAAGTTATTTTCTAATTATAAATGATTATTTTTGGGGTGAAAAGGGGAAGCTGAGAATCCCATAAGCAGATGGCGAAAAAGGTTGTATTGAGGTAGTACATCTCTTGCAACTCGGTGGAAAGACACCTACCCCGATTATAAGGAGAACATATTGCCACAGAGTAAAGAAGTTCACAAAAAGGGGTCACGGATAGAATTTATACAAAACGATTTAGGCCCTGACCTGGTAAACGACATAGAATTAGCGTCAACGTTAATGAAAGACAGGGAATCTCGTTATGAAAGAGCGTATCAATACAAACATAAACGTAACTAAAGGAAATAAAAGGAGGAATAAATGTCAGTAGAAACGCTAGAACAAATAGACAAGGTACAGGAGCAAACTGCTATGGCGAGAAAGCGATTGGAGGAGACCTTAGAAGAGTATATCCTTGCGAGGGAAGCTTCCCTTGATGCCTTGAGATCCCACAATAATAGCTAATCTAGTAGTAGAGAGAATGAGGAAATGAAATTAACCTATGACCCGAAGGTAAAGGCTGTTTATATTTACTTAACAGATATTACCCCGTACTTTGGAGTAGTAGACCATACCCAAGAACTCACAGACAATGTTCTTGTGGATTGGATGAAAGATGGTACTCTTTGGGGAATTGAGGTTTTAGGCGTAGAGAGCAAACCCATAATAGGTAGTAGAGAGGCTTGTGGGGTTGGAGTTAAAAGCTCGTGATTGACACGATTCCACAAGCCTAATAGAGAGGATAAAGAATGCTACTAACTGATGCGGGTATAGTCAGGGCACATAACCAAGCCCAATTAAAGAAGATGGTGGAGTGGGGTGAAGAAGTATGCACAGACAAATCGCACCATCCACATTATGACTGCATGTACAGGCATTATTGTATAAGTTGCTGGAAAGCCTTACTAAAGGAGGTAGGATGATAGAAGTTAAGCAGGTAATAATAACACACCTTACAACTCGTGGTATGGGGATAGATTGCGACCCAATTCGTATAATAACAGAGATATGGGATATGGACGGCACCAAGATATGCGAGATAGACCCTATAGAGGTAGAATAAGGAGAAGTAAATGTTTGTACCAGAGAATAATCCACCTTGTTATCAACCAGAATGTAGTAAATGCCCATTAAGGGATAGTTGTAGGAACTATAAACCCCCAGAAGTCTCTCAGTGTGCTACTCCATTGAATCCATACATTACCACCTACAGAACTGCTATGAAGGGGTAGGTAAAGCTAAAGGTGGACTAGGTTGGGATAAGATAGGATAAGATAGGATAGAGGGGTAGGCAACCACAAATCCACTGGTATTAGGCATAAGCAGGGAATGGAATGCGAATGCTTTGTAAGTCCTGCCCACCCCTACTTTAATAACTTAGGTGGCGGAATAGGTAGCCGTTCCAATGCCCTTTGGGGATACTCTGAAACATGGGTGTCGCTGAGGGGGTAACATATGTGGGGTGCAAATCCCTAGCCTAAGTTAATATAAAGGAGAATAGATGCCCTATAAAGACAAACACAAGGGGCTACTGGGGGTAACAGGGTGATACCACTAACTGATAAAGAGATGCTAGAAGCCACACAGGTTAATATGTTTCTTCCAAATGGTGAGTTAGACCCGGACCAAGGTTATCTCACGGGAAGAAAGCAGGTAGCCAAAGCCCAGTTAAATAAGGTGGTGGAGTGGCTATTCGCTGAGTGTGATAACGAAGAACATGAGCACGGTAATTCAGGGTGTGAGTTTCTCCGTTATGAATGTGAAGAATGTAGGCAAGCCCTACTCGATGAGGTGAAATGACTAGAGAAGAGATAAGGTGGTGCCCGCAGCATGGTTATCCTTTACCATGTTATAAGTGTGGATATGATGGGAGTAAGTTTGATTCCAGTAAAATAGGGGAACCAATGCCAGCTAAAGATATTATAAAAGAACATCTGATTGAGCTATTTGAGCAGAGTGGTATCAAAGAGCCCGGCAAGTTAGCTGATGCGGTGTTATGGGTAGAAAATGAGGATGGTGTAGTGATAAAGGTAGATAGGGAGTTGCCTAGATATGTTGGGTCTGATTCTATGATTGACAGACTTACCAAGCTAATTGCAGAGGAAGTCCAACAGGATATGCTCGATGATGGCTATGTAGCAGTAGAGCCATTGTGGGACTACGAAAAGCGAGAACCCCACAGCAATATCATAGAGCCATTGATATAGAGGGGATGATGACAACTAACGGCAAAAACGGCAACGGTAAAAAAAGAGAAGATACAGCAGCTCGTATAATAAAGGCGCTCAAGGAAACTAACGGGCTTCTTACTATGGCAGCGGATAAGTCAGGTATAGGCTATAGAACAGTATGCCGCTATGTTGCCGAGTTTCCTTCTGTTAAAGAAGCTGCCCAAGATGCTAAAGAAGCCATGCTGGACTTTGCCGAGGGTAAACTATATTCCAAAATCAGAGATGGCGATAACACCGCCATAATCTTCTACTTAAAGACACAGGGCAAGTCCAGGGGATATATAGAGAGGCAGGAAGTTAGCGGAGAAGGTGGTGGACCTGTTAATATAAAGGTTATATATGACAACAACAATTAAACAGCATATAGTCAAGCTAAGAAGCCCTCATAGTAAGCAAGAAGAAATTAGGCAGAGCAAGACTAAAAGGAAAATAATCAGAGCAGGCAGACGAGGTGGCAAGACTGTTATAGCAGCTACTATATGTGTCGATAAGTTCTTAGAAGGGCTTAGACCTCTATATGCAACGCCAACCAGTGACCAGCTCGATACTTGGTGGTATGAGATTAAGAGGGCATTGGCAGACCCTATAGAAGCTGGTATATATAAGAAGAATGAGACAGAACATACTATAGAGAGAGAAGGCACCAAGAACCGCATAAAGGGCAAAACGGCTTGGAACGCCGATATGCTCAGGGGTGACTATAGCGACTTTCTGGTATTAGATGAATATCAGTTGATGAATGAGGACACATGGGAGATAGTAGGCGCTCCCATGTTATTAGATAATGATGGTGATGCCATGTTTATATATACACCTCCATCGTTACACTCTCATTCGGTAAGCAAAGCTAGGGACCCACGCCATGCAGCTAAGATGTTCAAGAAGGCGCAATCAGATACTTCTGGACGGTGGCAGGTCTTTCACTTTACATCAGAAGATAATCCTCATATCTCTACAGTAGCTCTAGTTGAAATAACTCAGGATATGTCTCGATTATCGTATAGGCAGGAGATATTAGCTGAAGATATTGACGATGTTCCAGGGGCTTTATGGACAAGGGAATTAATAGCAAAAAGCAGGGTATCCCAATATCCAACATTAACTCGTATAGTAGTAGGTGTTGACCCTCCGGGTGGTAGGACCGAATGTGGTATAGTAACCGCTGGAATAGGACCCGATGAACATGGCTATATATTAGAGGACAGGACGCTTCAAGGTTCGCCGGATACGTGGGCAGATGCTACTCTGACTGCTTATAATCGCAATATGGCTGATATGGTTGTAGGTGAGCAAAATTATGGTGGTGACATGGTAGAGTCCACCATTATGCAAGCGGCTAAAGCCCGACAACAGATTGTTCGATATAAGAAGGTTCATGCCTCAAGGGGCAAGGCTGTGAGAGCCGAGCCAGTGGTAGCAGGATTTGAACAGGGCAGGGTACATCTAGTAGGCGAGTTCCCTTATCTTGAGGATGAGATGTGCCAGTGGGTGCCTGGCGAGACAAAGGAATCACCCAACCGTGTTGATGCTATGGTGTGGGCAATAACAGAGCTTATGCTAGGGGAGCCCGAGCCAGAAGAAGCGATAATAGTCTATGACACCATGTCCGAGGTCAGGGAGTTAGATATATGAACGAAGAGCAGAAACTAAATGCCCCCAGAGATGAATTAGAAATACTGATAAGAGAAGCTACGACTAGTGTAGAGGCTGACCTTGCGTTAGAAGATGCAGGATGGGTCAATCTCTCTGGTACTACTGGTGATGTTATCTCTGCAAGTGAACGGAATACAAACCTCCAATTATCCAGGCTCTATTATGCCAAAGACCCCCTTGCCCGTCAGTCAATCAGATTATGGACAGATTACACCTTCGGTACTGGGATGAAATGGCAGACAGAAGATAAGGCGGCTAATAAGGCATTAGAGGACTTCTGGGGTGCTAAGGCTAATCAATCTGTACTATCAGCCAAGGGGCAGCGTAAGTCAAGTGATAAACTACTGGTAGACGGTGAGATATTCTTCGCCTTATTTCTAGGTGAAACGTCTACGATCAGGCGCATTGACCCGTTAGAGATAACCGAGATAATCACCAACCCGGATGATAAAGAAGACGTGAAATTCTACCGCAGACAGTGGACAGACACAGCAGGCAAGACACACGATACTATCTATCGGAGCACAACCAATATCAAAGGGGAAGCTACACCTGCCCAGAATGGCACAGCGGTCAAGCACACTGATGAAGCGTTAGTCTACCATCTGACCTATAACACCATCTCACAGAGGGGTAATCCACTTCTTTTACCTGCTCTTGACTGGATAAAGTATTACCGGAAGTTCTTATCGTCCAGAATAGCTATTATGTTGGCTCTGGCAAAGTTTGCATGGAAATCTAAGGTTATAGGCGGGCAAGCGGCTGTAGATGCTATTAAAGCCAAGACCCATGATAAAGAGGTAAATGCTGGCTCTACCATACTAGAGAATATGGGAGTAGACACAACCCCCATTAAAACGGATACTGGTGCGTCTGGTGCCTATCAGGACGGCAGGATGATAAAGCTCCAGGTAGCCGCTGCGGTGGGAATACCCGAACAGTATTTTGGCGATATATCAATTGGGAATCTGGCTACAGCCAAGACCGTTGAACTCCCCATGATGAAGATGTTCCAATCTTATCAGCAGGTATGGAGTGACACCTATCAGGATATTGACGAGGTTATCTTAGAACATGCCAACGTATCACCAGACAAGTGGTATATAGACAGAGACTTCCCGGCAATAGCACCGGATGATGTATTACAGGCTGCTACAGCACTAACTCAGATAATTGGAATCATGCCCGACCTAGCTTACTCCGATGATGTAAAGCAGATAGCGCTAATGACATTAGGCATCAATAATCCTAAAGAGGTAATAGACGCTCTCGATAAACAGGCTGAGAGCAATCCCAACCTTGCCCTCGCCAAAACTCTAAAGCAATTCAGGGAGTCATTAAAAAAGGGAGAAGCTAAACATGAGTAAATGCCCAAAGTGTGAAGGTAAAGGATTTGTCGAGTATCATGCCGGTATACTTCAGGTTGAGTGTGACGAATGCGGAGGCACAGGAGAGATTGATGATGTTCTTACGGTAAAGGTGTTAGCGAAAGCTCTTGAATCACACCCAGAGTTGTTACAAGAAACAATTTATATTGAGGCGCTAAATGACAATATCAGAACTGAATCAGATAATCAACTTACTAGAAGCGGAGATACCAGCCAACCCAAACAGATACCTAAAGCAAAGAAAAAGGCTACAAGGAGACCTCGCTAAATACTTCGATAAGCTAGAGGAGGCATTTCCGTATTCTAAGATTTCAGCGATTTATAACAGGTATGCCGAAAAGGAGTAATTTTATGAAACTTGTTATTGTGCATTCAAAAACAAAGAGAAGGATTGATGGGGGTTTTGGACTTATAGGTTCACGGGAGGATTTGCTTTCTTTGGGGGAACAGATACTTAATCAGTGTCAATCTCGTTCTTGGATATATGGGTCGATAGATATTATAACTACAAACCAGCCTACATTACCCAATCAAGAACCAATAGAATGGGATGTATAGATGCCATTAAATAAAGACACTGATAATATACTTAATCCCTTACTAGCGATCTTCTCAGAGCCACTAGAATCAACGCTAGGCGGTCAATTAACTGAAGTCTATATATCAGGTCAAGCCGAGATGATTTCTTACGGTAAGACTAAGCTAGGCATTCCGATAGCCTATGAAGGACCACCTATTTCAAAGGCGATAGACTGGGCAAAAGAGCATTCCGCTACATTAGTCAAGGGATTAGATGAAGAAACCAAAAGAAGGTTAGCTCATACTATCAGTCAAGGGATAGAAAACAAACGGGGTATCCCGGGACTATCAAGGGATATTAGAACTACCTTTTCCGATATGAGCAAATATAGAAGTGAATTAATAGCTCGGACTGAAACAGCCTCATCCCTATCTCAAGCCTCATTAGATTCTATGAATGATATGGGTATTGAAGGTAAGGAGTGGGTAACTGCTGGAGATGATTTAGTAAGCGATGAATGTCTGGGCAATGAAGCTGAAGGTGTGATACCTGTAAATCAAGTATTCAGTGGTGGGGTTTCGGCACCACCCCAGCATCCCGACTGTAGATGCGCATTAGCGCCTGCGAGGTTAAGGAAATAAAAGGAGTAATAAATGACAGAATCAGATGAAGGTTCAAGAATAAACCCGCCTCATCCTTGGCCAAGAGATAATAGTGACGAAGAACTAAAGAAGCAACTTGAGAGAGCCTTCGGTGTTGGGGAAATGGCTGATAGCTTTTTTCAACTCATAACCGAAGACTGGCCTATTGAATACGGAACTGTCAAGATACAGATAAGGAAGAAAAGACCGACCCTAATGACTATAGAGAGGACGGTTAAATTAGATTAAGGAGGAACCTTAAATGAATCAGGATGATGTTATAGTTGAGATGTTGTCAGAGCACAGGGCTGGTTCAAAATTAAAGCGTATATCAATAGCTCACGCTGACGAAACAATGCCATCCCCCAATCTCTCTGAGGTAAAATTCTTCTTTGAGGATGGGGAAGATACAGAACGGATTGTAATGGTATGGGGTAAGGATTTGGGTGTGGGATTTGGTTGGGTAGAATTACCCAAGAAGGAGGAATCTTACAACTAGATAATCAAATAATCTAATTAGCTAAACGGAAGAACCGCAGGCTTTGAGTTTCGGACTCAGGCTTGCGGTTCTTTTTTTTATTTCAAGGAGGTAACCATGCCCTATAAGACAATAAGTGAATTGCCATCTGAACCATTAAATATTCTGGGCTTACCTCCACTCTCAAGGATGCTTTATTTGAAAGCCTTTAATTTAATTGAAGGTGAAACTAGAGATGCAAAGTTTGCAACCAATATCGCTGTGAGGGCTGTTTTGCATCCTAGCAGGAAGGAGATAGAAGATGCCATATCAAACATTAGCTGACCTACCAGATGCGGTGCAGAAGTTGCCCAAGCACGCTCAGGAGATATATCAAAAGGCTTTTAATTCTGCTTTTGAGCAGTATGACGAAGAACATAAAGCTCATGCTACGGCGTGGAGTGCTGTTGAAAAATCTTATGAAAAGAGAAATGGCAGATGGGTAGCCAAGGAGGCAAAGATGCTAAGTGATAAAAACAAGAGTACCTTACTTCAGTCGGCGTTAATGTCAGAATACAAAATAGGTCAATCGGTGCCCATACCAAAGAACCTGACCATTGATGAGGTCTTTGGGGATAAGGTTATTTATAACATAGACGGGCAACTATATGAGTCCAGTTACGAATTAGACGAGGATAACAAACCTACATTTGGTGAGCCTAAAAAGGTATTGAGTACTAAGGTATTTCAGCCGATGGAATCCCTACAAACTGCGTACTCCGAGATTATACAAGAAGCAGGCAGGCGCAATGCCAACCTAGATTCTACCAGGATTAAAAAGATAGTCGAACTCTGTCAGGAGTTGTTATCGTCTGACTTTGAGCCCGAAGAGAAGAAAACGAAGGAAGCCTTGAAAGAAGCAACCTCCGTGCTGGACTGGCTCAAATTACAGGAAGCCACCAAGACAGAAGACGGGCAAAGTTATCCAGCAGGTGCCTTTGCTTATGCGTCTGAATCTGATAATCCATCTGGATGGAAACTAAGATTATGGGAAGACCCTGAGAAGAAAGTCACACGGGCACAGTTGGGCAGGGCAGCCGCTGCCCTGAGTCCCGGTGGTTTCAGAGGGCAGAAAGTGCAAATACCCTCCGCTGAATTAGCGGCAGTTAAGAGAAAGATACGGGCTGAATACCGAAAACTAGAAGTAGCTGACGAGGATATTCCCAAGTGGGTTAAAGAGAATGAGACACGGGAAGAAATACAAAACTATGTACCACTCACTGAGGCCAACTTTGATAAAGGCAGAGCGCAGGTAATTGTCATTAAGGCTGGTTTCAATGCCACCTCCGACAGATACTATCCCTTAGAAGTCTTAAAGAGGGATTACAGGATATTTGAAGGTCAGAAGATGTATGCTGACCACCCCACTGATGCAGAAGATAAGGCTCGTCCTGAAAGGTCGATTAAGGACTGGGTCGCAACATTGACTGAAGTTAAATGTGACGATAACGGTGTAGTAACTGGAATAGCCGAGGTTATTGAACCCTGGTTGATGCAAAAGTTAGCTTCCCTGCGAGAGAAGCAGATGCTATCAGAAATGGGCATCTCAATCAATGCAGTCGGGAGCGCTACTAAAGGCACCATCGAGGGCAAGGAAACCTTGGTAATCGAGAAGCTAGTAGCTGCCAGGTCGGTTGACTTTGTAACCGAACCCGGAGCCGGTGGAATCGTTACGTTTTACGAATCAGACAGAACAAGAGACATAGACTTAGTGGAATTAGCGACCTTAAAGGAGAAACGCCCTGACCTGGTTAAATCAATCGAGGCTAATGTCAGGACAGAAATACTACAGGAGGTAAAACGAATGTCAGAACAAGATGACAAGATCACGGAACTAGAAGGACAAGTAACAACGCTGACTACAGAACGTGATACCCTCAAAGAAGCCGCTGAGCAAGCAGAGAAGGAAAAGGCAAAAGCCGAAGCACAAGCTGTCATAAAAGAGGCTGTAGACAAGGCCGCGCTACCCGGTGCTGCTAAAGAGCGTCTTATTGA